CATGCATCTTATCTTTAGCAATTTGCGCGTGACCCAGAAAGAGGCGCAAATCATGGCTCTTGCAATTATCGCAGAATTTGGCTTCAAAGCTCCCAAGTACTTTGCCGGTAAGAAAGTCGAAGATGTGATTGATTCTGCAGTGTACAAAAGCAATGGTCTCCGGATGATTGGAAGTTACAAGGCGAAAAAGTGTTCGGACTGCAACCGAAGAACACACTGCGACACGTGCAAAGGGCTTGGAAAGTACGACGCGGGCAAGATATATGGGGTGCGGCTTCTTCTGGGATCCAATATGGCCAATCTGCAGATTCCCCAGAACGATCACCGTGTCATCCGCCTTGTTTCCATTCGGACATTCGACCAACCAGTGACGTCCGGATGGGCGACCTACTGCGGCTGTCCAACAATCGCGCCCAAGGTCCCGCGCCAGAGCAAGAAATCCATCCATTTCGACGCAGACGATCCCGTCTACGTGGCTTGTCAGAACGCCATCCGGGCATCTCATCACAAATACGCAAGACTCAACGTGACCCATGTCAAGTTTGACGCGCGCAAGTCTGAATACATGATTCGGGTGGCAGGAGAAAACCAATCGTTTTGTCAGAACCGAACAGGCGGCTATCACAATTCCAATAGTATTTATTTCGTGATAAATCCGAGCGGCGGATACCAAAGGTGTTTTAGTAACAAAACAGGAACCGAGAACAGACTTTCTGGCGTGTCTTGTCAGCATTTCAAAAAGATGTTTGTAATTGTAGATACATGCAAACAAGTTCTGTTTCAGTCGTCAGAACCCAAAACAGCCCGCTTCTACACTTCTGACTTTGACGGCCTTTCGACAACTGATGCCAACAGCTTCCGAGAACGACTCGGTAGAGTTTTGGACTTTTCGCTCCAAACAATACACGAAAGACTGAATGAGGACGTAGCGGATGTTGGCAAAAAACAAGGGCGCGGAAAAAGAAAGCTCGGACCAAAGATTCGGGACCGCAGACGCACAAAGAAAACATTGGATTGAAAAGAAAAAAAAATGGGTTTGGATTTTTTTAATCAAAGCGGCGGGAAAAGGGTGCGAGCGCGTTTGTTGGCCGCAGACGTTCCAGCAGCGCTAGTGCATGCTCACGAAAGAATCAGAGGTTTGTTCGATCAGACCACAGACCCCAAAGAAACACTGTACAAGCTTGGATTGACCGAAGCACCAGAAGATGCCAAACAGCGCCAGCGTCTTGTGCTGCTAGAACACTATAAAAAACAATATGATATGATGGGAGCGCGCCCGACGCTAACAATGGACTGGATGGAGCTATTGATGTATTATGCAATTCGGCCCTCTGAAGGAAGCATTGTATTTAATATTTTCTTGAAATAAAAGTCTTTTTTGTATGTCTTTATCTGGTATATCTTTGCCTGTTTGGGGTTCGCATGGGTGGCAATTCTTACATGCCGTGTCATTTACAATGCCAATCAGTCCATCAACTGAACAAAAAAGTGCGTATAGAAAGTTTTTCGAATCTCTACAATATGTTTTGCCATGTGTATCTTGCCAAAAGCACCTCCGAGAAATAGTAAAGAAATATCCAATAAATGTAGAATCGAGAGAAAAATGTGCGCAATGGCTGGTCGAGGTTCACAACGTGGTGAATGAAAGTTTGGGGAAACCTAGACTCTCGTTTGACGATGTTGCTCGGCACTATCTCAGCTCTTCTTTTCTTCCGACAGTCGGGCTTGTTGCTGAGGCAGGGGCAGGGGCCGGGGCCAGGGCCGGGGCCAGGGCCAAACACCCTAAAAGAAATTATTGGTGGATATGGTTTTTGGTGGTTGTTTTGCCGCTATTGCTGGTTATTATTTCTAGGATTGGTTAGAGCTTGCTATGTCGTGATAAGATTTGTTAATCCTTTCCAGATCTGGAGTCAGTGGACAAATAAGTGGTATTTCTTTGAGTTTATAAAGTAGGGTTGACCAATCTGATTGTAGATAGGCATAGACAAGTTCGTCGTATGCCCCGACAAGTTTTTGGAACGTTTCCGATACTGTGAATAAAGAGGTCTTGTGTGATTCTCTTAAATTTTTGAGAACATGTAGTAGTTCCGGGTCGTGCTGAATGCTAGAGTAATGGCAAAAGAGACCTTTTTTAATAAAGTTTCTTTGTTTTGTGATGATGCCTAACAATGCCACTCCAGCTCCCATCATTGCGCCATTAAAAAAGGATTTGATTTCCATATTTTTTTTCCAATCTTAAAATTAAATGAAGAAATTTACTATGGAACAGAATCTTCCAAAAACCTCCAGAGCAATGGGAGGAGACATGACGCCCGAGGGCCAAAAAGTGCATTATTGGCAGAAAGGCTGGGTTCCGCTCGCATCCCGGGTAAATGCGCTTCGGGTCCTTCCTTCACAATATTCCACTTCTGATTACACGCGTTACAACACATACTTTAATGCTCAATTCCAGAGTCCTCCAATTGCTGCTTGGGGGTCGGAGTACGCGTTTCCTTCTCCAAATTACTACTCGGGACAGTACAGCTACATGAACCCCATTGCAAACACATATCCTGGTTCTAGCTTAGGATGAGGGGCGTTTTTTTCTGCGACGCGTTGCTTTCTTGGGCGTGGGCGTGGGCGTGGGCGGCTGGAATCTGTGACGGAGCCATTCGAATCCCTTGTCCCAATTGATTTTTGTGGCTATTTTGGTTAATCCTCCGCCAACTTCGGAAAGAAACGTTTTATCTCGTATTGCGTCTTGAGTGATGAATTGGTTTTTATGGACGCAATTAGGGATTGTCCAAGACAAGTCATGCGAGAGTTGTTTGGGCATGGAGGCAGTTGAAAGCACGAAAGATTCCAAACTGGCATAATCCGGAAAGACAATCAGACCCTCTATCGAAGAAATATCGTTTGGTTGTTTGGAGTCGTATTCCCAATCCGAACACACCTTCCATGTTTTTTCGGTTGATTTCATTCCTGGAATAGCGTTAACAATGTCTGTGATGAGCGGAACCGTCACCGTCTTTCCCACGAGTTTGTCTTCAAGATCTATGTAGATAGCACAAGGTTGCAAATTGTCTTTTACCCACAGCAACTTGGTAATCCCGGAAGATGAGACATATCCGAGTCGCAACAAAACGTTTCTAATTTTCATGCTTTATTTAATTAAGAATAAAACAAAAATCCTGATCTCAATGTCTGTTCACACTTATTTAGATCTCGCAACAATGTTGGAAAAAGCAACGACAAGCGAACACGTCGCCCATATTATTTATTTAATGAATGCAGGATCCATCTCCCGTCCATCCATAGTGTTTCAGGAAAATGGAGAGTTGCATCCGTTTGATGTACTGAGGGAAAAAGCCGCCAAGTCATTGCGCGGCGTTTTCAAGCCTGTTCTTCCTCAACACCAGTTTTGTTCCGAACAACTCCAGTTCAACCGGCAGGTCACCACCACCATAAGGTCTCCTGTGAGAAAGACCAATATTAGGTGGCGCTCGCAAGGCTGGCCTCAGCCCAAGACGGCCGCCGAAGCAAGGGCGCGACTCATGAGAAGCAAGGCGTGGCAAACCAATCTCTATTTTAACTCACAGGGCCAAGTCAGAACCAAGATCGATGACATAATAAACAATGCTCTTTTGTAGAATGTATGTTTCTCGACCAGGTAGTAAATCTTTATTCTGTCTGGAAAAAGAAAATGTCACGCGTTTCTTCTAATGCTGCTATAGTGAGTCGTCAGGAAGTTGAAGTACAGGAAAACACCAGGTCAGAACAGATTCAGCGTCTTCAGAAGCACTTTGAGACCCTAAAAAACGGCGAGGCAGTAGTCCGGACTGCGCGCAGCACCTACTTGGAAGACGTCGGCGTGGACCCATTGGAAACAATCAAAGAACTTCAAACCACATTGGATACATATGCCGATCCGGTTGCCATGCACGCTTTGTACCTGGCAATCGTGGCCGCGGACAAAGGTTACAAAATCGAAGATGCGAGAAAGTTTATTCATCGATTGTTGCTCGAATACCTTGCGCGCTGCATACATACATGTTCTTTTCTAGAGTCCAGAAACGTGTTTGATGATGAAAGGCTTAGACTTGCAAGAATTGTGGAAAACATTACGCCGGATAAACTCCGAACATTAGTAAACAAGTACGCAGAGCTCACAAAGGTCTCGGTGGCTCCTTGACCCGAGCATTTCTCTGTTCCATGAGTTCTTCTACTGTCATCGTCAATGATCTGGGTTGCCTATCGCTTACTGCGGCATCTGGAAACGTCCCGTCCCTTGCTCTAGAGACGGGTTTGTCAGCTTGTGGTTTTGTGGAAAACGGGAGCGGGGCCGGGGCCGGGGCCGGAGCGGGGGCGGGGGCGGGGGCGGTTTTGGTGTCGTAGAGTTTTTTAAGAAGCAACATTGCAGCAGTTCCGCGGAAGGGAGTTCCTAGTACGTCGGTGATGATTGGGGTTCCGTCTATATGCGGAGGGCGATTTGCTCCGAATGATTCGACATTGAATGGTATTACCTGGGGAAGGGGTCGTTCGGTGAGCTGTGTGAGCATATGAATGGAAGCTGAACATTTCGGCGAATAATAAAAGACATACTCTGTCATACTTGTTCACTTGTTCAATCGTTCTCTTGTTTATAAAATTGAAAACTTTTTTTTTTGCAAATACAATTTATAAAACATGCTTTTGCACTCTCAGAAGAAATTACAAAAGAAAGTAAAAGATGCGGCGGCAGCAAATAAAGTACCAAAGATTTCCATATATACTGTTATAAGTGTGGGAGGAAATCTTCCGACGCCAGAGGAACAACAATGGGTAGTTAGGAACTGGCCCACGCAACTCCGTAATATGTATGTGATTTCCATAAGGGAGCGCCGCCTCGCCGCATTCAAGTCCAGAATGGGACCTCTTATGTCATATGTGACGGTGGTCAATGGAGTGGATGGTTCTCTGATCGACAAGGACGATATGATACGTAAAAAACTGTACCGCCCTCTGAATGCCAACAACGATCTCACTCGGGGTCAGATTGGATGCTTCCAGTCTCATGCCAGTGTCTGGGAGCACTTTCTTTCCACAGACAACGAGTATGCATGTATAATGGAAGACGATCTTAATCTATCTCCGAGACAAGAAATAGCAAGTCACATACAAACTGGGATAACAGAGCTTGCGGGTCGGTGGAATTTATTATTCTTGTCTAGAAATCCGGACTTGTGTATGGGAATGAAATTAATTTCTCCACACAATGTAATTGCTCAGAGATCGTGGGGGTTGTTTTTCTACGTGATTAGCAAAAACGCCGCCAAAATTCTATTATCAAAATCGCGGCCCATTACATACGCGGCCGATATATTTGTGAGCACGACGATACCAGGCGTTGCGTTGTATCCGCGCGCATGCTCGGTATTGCCGGAGCTGTCAGACACAGCCGGTATAAAGTAGTGTTTAGCATATCGTATCATGGAATAACTTGTGTTTTTAGAGAAAACCGCATCATGGATAGACCCAATATGCCGGCTCTATTACATCACAAGAATGTTGCAACCATGAAAAGAATTGAAACAATGCCAATAAAGGAGAAACGTAGAATGTATGCATTGTTACGGAAATCAACAGAATTAAACCATTTAAACTTTATTTTTCCTCAATGTTTCGGCGTCACAGTAGGGGAATTCTGTACAGAAGTGACAATAGGCAAAAGATCCTGAGACAACTCTGCGTTGACAAAAGTAATGCTATTTATACAATCGTAAAATTGTTGTCTGCAAAATCCAGACATTAATAACAGAACTTGATCAGCCGGATCATTCAACACTTCCAGACTCCGTATCTTGTCTGACTTACTCGCTTCAGTGTATACAAGATGAATAAACTCTTCGATCGCCGGAATACTTACTTGGTCTTCTTCAATTGTTTTTTGAGCCGCGATTGCTATTTCGTTCATAAAATCAAAATAAGTTTTTTCGTACAACATATTGATGTAAGGAAATGTCAGCTCTATATCGGATAAATTTTTTTTTTTTAATTCAGACGTCCACGTTGGTATCGCATCCATTATCAATCTTGGTTCAGATTCACTAGATTTGATCGTGGTGTACAAGTAATTAAAGAACGATATCGACACAACATTCAAGAACTGAAACGGAATTTCCTCGACAAAAACACCGAATTTCATTGGACATTTGATTTTTTATACAAAAAGACAAAAAAAACTAGAAATTGAAACAAACAATTTTTTTTT